GACACCCTTTAATTACATATTTTGGTGTCTTATCTGATTCCAGTCCTCTTTTAATAAAAGAAGCAATAGTTGATTTTCCTGAAGAAACAGGACCAACCATTATAAGGATTCTTTTACCAGTTTCAGTTCTACGAGCTGAAGCTTTCATAAATTTCATAAGGTCATGGATAGGTTCGTAAGTACCATAGATACCTCTTTTATGAAAGAAATTATAGCTTACTAAATCTTCATATCCTACAGTTTTACAAGATTCATCAACTTCCTCTGTTCCATATTTCATAATCATGTCATAAATTCTGCCTGGAGCAAAATTTGCGATTTTAGGATTTTCTTGTACTTTTTGTAGATATTCTAATATAGTTCCTTCCCAAAATTTTGGTCCTTTATTTTTAGTACCTTGTTCCATTATAACTGTTCTAAAATCTTGTGTGTCTATTTTATTCATCTTTTTACCTTTCCTTTCCCTTTTTATTTTTGAGTGTTAATTATTGAAATAGTAACTTCTCTAAGAAGAGTTCCAACATCAATATTTAAAAAAATTGATGCTGTTGCAATTGATATTGTTAATGCAATAATAAAAATTAATAATAACTCTTTAAGAGCTTTCAACATCTATTGTTTCTCCTATCTGTTTCTTGTCTTGATTTAATATTTTCAAAACATCTTCTCTTGTTGTTACTATGATGTTTTGATTTGGTAATGACTTCTTTATATTTTCTTTAGTTTTCAATTCATCATATTTATATTGTAACAATTTTTCACGTATTTGTAAATAAGTTTTATAGTTAATACTGGTAATTATTTCCTTATTAGCATTTGTGATTGTGTTCATAATTTGACCAGCTACTTCAACCATTCTTGCACTAAAATTACCTTCATTTAATTCACCTTCAACCATCTCTAAAATTCTATTTGCTCTTTCAACATTTTCTTCTAATGATTCTTCTGCATTTTTTGATTGCACTTTAAGTTTCTTATTTTCAGCTCTGATGTATTCAATATCAAATACTTCAGATAATCCCCTTCTATCTATTTCCATTTTTATATTATACCTCCAGTAAGTATTTATCTTATCACAAATATATTAACTTGTAAACTATTTTGTTTGTATTTTGCATAAAAAATCCCTAAGTGAAATCAATCACTTAGGGATTAAATTTTATATTATTTAACTATCTAACTTTACATCACTTATGATGGTAAGTCAATCAAGTTAATTAATTGGTAGTAATTCTTTGCACCAAAAATATGTGTATGAATTGCATATCTACTCATCAAACCAATTGTTGGATGGAATGAATTTTCGAACGTTGCTTTACTTGCCAATAGTTGAATATATGGTAAATAGATAACACCTGTATCGTATTCAGAAGGTCCTTTGTATCCTAAGATAAATTGATCTGCTGATTGGAAAGTATCACGATATACTGTTAATCTACCGTCAAGAGAACCAATTCTTGAAACACCTGTTGGTTGAATACTTACATCACCTGCTACTGGAGCAATTGTGAATGCTGCCAACGTTTCTAGAATTGCGACTGCTCTTGGATTACCTACAACCCAGTTAGCTGAACCACGTCTAGTATTAATAGCAATTTGTTGAGATTTTCTCAAAAGATTGTGATATAATTCACGGTATCTTTCCATTTCCCATCTACCACTAACTCCACCGGCTGATGCTAAGAAATCCCAAGTTGTTTCGTAACTAGTACCCATACCATCTACTGTAGTTTGGATAGCTGCAATTAATTCACGGTCAATTTCTGCTGTGATTTCGTAAGATAGAATATCCATCATTTCTTCTTCAAGTTCAAGACCGTGCATAGCTTTCAAATCTTGAGCTACTTCAAGTGACCAACGGCTTCTTAACTTACGAGTTGTTGCTTCAATTTGTGCTTTTTCCACTGTCATGTTGACTTCTCTGATATGTGTTCCAGAACCAAGGCCTAAACCAATATCTGAACCAACTGTACCATGTGTTCCAGCTGCGGAACCAAGTACTTCACCAGCAGATGTTACATAAGAACCAGAGTATGTACTGTCGATAGTATTATAACCAAGTTCAACGTCAGTTGTTGAGTTATAATTAGCATCTGAATAACCTGCTTTAAATCTCAAAGCAAAGGCAAGTCCAACAGGTCCTGTAAGTGGTTGTACACCTACTAATTGATGAGCAACTAATTCAGGGAAAGTTCTACGAACCATAGGTACAGCAATTTTATGAAACATTCCAGAAGTACTATAAGTATTAGCACCTAAACTATCTGCTCCAGTTGCATAACCAGTTGTTTCCAACATCATGTTATGTTGATTTTCAAGCATCATAGCTGTTGATTTCAAAATTTTATTTGATGTAATTTTGGTACCTTCACTAAGAACGTCCTCCCATTTCTTAATTAAGTCTTTTATATTGTCCATCGTTTTGTTTTTCCTCCTATTTTATTTAAATTAATTTTTAAAGCTTTTTATAATAGCTTTCTGTCTTGAAGTACTTGAACGTACTCATTTACTGCTTGTTTAAAAGGGTTATTTGTTGATTCATCTTTCTTTTCTTCGTCATCTTCTTCTTCTTCTGAATCTACTTTTCCTTTTCCGTCTTTATCATCACCGTCTTCTTCTTCTTCTTCATCCTTTTTGTCATCTTTGTCATCCATTTCGTCGACTTTCAAAGTTTCAAGAATAATGTCAAATTTGCGGTCAATTTCTTCTTGATTAAAAACGCCTTCAAGCATTTCTATCATGTGTTTCTTTTGGGCTTCTGTTAAGCCATCGCATTTTTGTCTTAGATAAAGTTCAGCTGCTAGTTCTTGTGCATCTTTTTTGATTTCAAGACCTTCAGCTATTTTCTTATCAAGATCATCACGTAGTTTTTCGATTTCGTCTTTAGATTCTTTCAAAAGAGATTTAACTTCTTTATCAAGTAATCCTTCATCAACGCTTAGGCGAATCTTAAACTGTTCAATTAAGTCGTGATATAACTCACCTTTTTTAGCAAACTCAAGAATTTTATCAGGAATAGTCATTTCTTCATCTAATACTGAATCAACAAAGTTTGAGAACTTAGATGTAATTTCTTCTTTATATTCTTCAAATTTAGATTCATAAATATCAACTAACTTTTCTTTTTCTTCTGTTAGTTTTGCAGTAAGTTGTTCTTTTACTTTTCCTTCGATAATAATTTCAAGTTTTTCTTTAATTTTGCCTTGTGCTGATTCGTCAAGTTTTTCAACACCAAGCAACGCAAGAAGTTTGTCCATTAAATATTTACCTCCTATTCTATTTTTTTATTTGTATATATTTATGTTGTTATACATAATCATATAAAATTTATTGAAAAGCTTTTATTAAATACTCTTTTCAATGTTTTTTAATACTTGCCAAATTTGTCTTTTGTGTTCTTCTTTAGCATCGTCAATTGTTAATTCTTTTTTAGATAGGTATTCTGTAAATACTTTTCCTTCATATACACCCTTTACCCATGAAGGATTATTTGATGGGTCGGTAACAAGGTCCCAAGTTATTAAATTAAAATCTTCATTAACATAACCATCATCCGCAACCGTTCCTAAACCTCTTGAACTGATACCCATTTTACCTTCTTTAACTAAAGTTTTAGCAATGCTTCCCATAGGAGTATCAAGTATTTTTGCTGAACCATAAAGATTATTTTCTTTCCACTCAAGGGTTTTTGTTAATATTGCTATTTTATCTGGATTGATTTCTGGATTAGGTGGATGACCAAGTTCACCCCAAAGAGAACCATTCTTAACTTTTTCATCAATTTTAGTTACTTCTCTCTCAAGTATATTCTTTTTATATCTACGGTCATTATTGTTTTTAATTTCAGCTGAACTAAAAATTCCAACAATATTCATTCCTTCACTTTTTGATTCTACTAATTCAAAATCATGTGACATTTCAGTGATTAATTTCATGTGTTTATACTCCATTTATAATTTTCTAGTTAATGCTACTATTTTATCCCAAAGTTTTTCCCAGCCATTATCAATTTCTTTAAATTGTTTCCAAATTTTTTTATCACCCTTTTCTTCTGGCATGCTATCTTCTAATGCCATAAGAAAATCAGCCATTGCATTGTTGGCTTTTCCCATATGTTTTTGTGATAAGTTTGTAGCCTCTTTTAGAATTTTGTTATATGCTTCTTGTATTTTATCTTTTTTCATATATATTTCCCCAAACTTATTTTATCAAAATATTTTTTAACCATTTTAGCATTTTGATAATCTTGTTTTAATTCCGGTATCAATGCTATTGTTTCTACTAAAGTATCAATATTATCAGAAATTGCATAATATCTATTTCTTATTTCATTAGCATGTGTACTGTCCATATTTTGAAAAACTTTTTTTACATCAACGCCTTCTAGCATTTTATCGTAAGCTTTTTGGATTTTATCTTGTTTCATATTTCCTCTCTACCTTTATTCAGCATCAGTATCTGATTTATCATCAACACTAGCATCAGCATCAGCTTTCTTTTCTGGTTTTGGTTCAATAGGTTCACTAAGTTCTAATTTTTTTTCTAAAAAATCATATTTAGCCGCTTTAATTTCTTTACTTAAAACGTCTTTAGCGTCCATGAATTTATCATTTTCAAATGAATCTAATGCTTTTTTAATTTGTTCTTTATCAATCATTTTAATTTTCTCCTTTATAACATATTTATATTATTTATATTTTTTACCAATTACTTCCGCCTTCATCATTGGCTTCTCTAAATCCCAATTCTACATCCTTTTTCATTCCATCAACATTAGCTTGTATTTCTTCATCAGTCCATTTAAGGTATTTTTTCATACAGTAATATTTACTCATTTCTTCTCTATCAGCTAATGATGAATAATTATTATGTCTTGACTCAACAAAATTTGCTTCCATTTGTTCTTTATATTTTGAAGGTGGGTTCATCCCAATTTGAATTTTTCTTTTAGTTAAACCATATTGTTTTTTAAGACCTTTAAATTCTAAGTGAAGCAAAAATAAATCAGTAAGTTCATTACAGAATTTCTTTTGTTGTCTTTCTAAAAATTTACTCCATTTAATTTCATCTCTTGATATTTCACCTGTACTACCACCACCAAATAAAACATCTCCATCAGTTTTTTCTTGACTTGCATTTACACGAGAAGCAGGATATTTTAAAGCTCTGTATAATTTTCTTGCAAAGTAATATACATCATCTAATTCTGTAAAACCTGCAGGATTTCCACCAACTGTTTCAATCTGACTACCACGACCTTCAGCAGATTGAGGTAAATAATAATTTTCAAGCAAACTTAAAATTTCTGGTTCTTGTGATAACTGACCAGTTGTTGAATTATAAGATTGTTTTTTTGTCATCTTTTGTTTAATTTTTTCAACATACTTTAAAGCCTTATCACGTGGCATATTTCCTGTATCAATTCTAAATACAAAACGTTCAGGTGCTCGTATAATTCTATAAATTATAACTGATGTTTCCAAAAGTTTAAGTTGGTTATATGGTACTTTAGATTTTTCAAGGAAACCAAATATTTCATATTTTGATTTACCGTATATTCCATAGTTTATAAATCCTATCTGATTAGGATTAAATAATACTATATCTTCTCTTGTTTGTGCTTCTTCAATACTCAATGGTCTTTTAGAATTAGGTTTTAAATATTGAAAGAATACATTTATTTTACCTGACAATGGATTGTAAATATAATCCATTGTCTCACTTGGTAAAACTTTAATATTTTGTATACCTTGTTTAGGGTGTCTTTGGTCAATAACTCTTTCATAATAAATTCTACCATCTATAAAATAATTTCTAAACATATTCCATAAATCATCTTCAGTACTAATATTTTGATTAAATAATTTATTAAACTCATCATTCAAGTTCTTAATAATATTTTCATTATCACCTAATGCTTTATCTTTTATATCAAGATGAATTACTTTATCATCTTCATCAACTTGAGTTGATTCATTTACAGCATCTTCAATAACATCTGCTATTTCAGGCATGTTAGCCATTTGTCTATAAAAATTAATTTTTTCAACTTCATTTTCATATTGTTTATTAATATAATTATTATAGAATAAATTAAAGGATTGAGTACCAACTTGACCAACACCATACATATCCTCAGTGCTTTCCCAACCTTCACCTCTTTTAGCCATAATATCTGTCAATTTAGGTCTAGGTCTTTCCTCAAACGCTTTTATTTCTTCAGTTAATGAATCTTTTTTAAAATAACTTAATAACCCCATTCTGTTCTCCTATACAAATTATTTGTAACCAATTTTTAATATTTCTTCCGTACTTATTATTTTAGTATTATTTAGATTTTCTGGTATAATTTCTTCTCTTTTTTCATACCAATCTTTTAATTTATCTTGGTTATTTATTTCTAATGCTACTTCTTGTTTTAATCTTTTAGGTAAAGAATTTAAAAACTCATAAGTGCTATTTCTTAAAAAACCAGTTGTTATCCAATCAATTAATGCCATTTCTTTTACTTTAAATACCCACATTTCTTCATCAAGTTTATTTCTTTTTTTATCTGTTAATTCACCAATTTGTTCTTTAAAAAAACAAGCTTGTTGATAAAATCTTGTAAATTCTCGTTCAGTATCTTTTATAACTCGTATAGATTCTTCCATTAACATAATCTTTTCTTTATGATCGACTCTTGCTCTTTTTAATTCAAAGCCAATTAGTTTTTCTATTTTTTCTCCTAACTCTTCAATATCAATAATAAGTCTTTCTTGATTACAAGTTAGTTCTCTTAATCCTCTAAATCGTTTATATAATTCTCTTAATGATTGTTTGTACTGTCCGTAAAGTGTTCCACCTGCTCTTGTTGTTACTAAATAGTCATCTTGAAACTGACTCATTCCTGTTTGATGGTCGTCTAACAAATTCTTTAATTGTGACATATTACTCTCCTTTAATTTTTATTTTTTAACTACTATAACTTTTATTTCTAATTGGTAATCTTATTTGTGTTGGTACATAAACACCAACCGTTGATATATCTATTATTCCATAATTACCATTATAACCACAAGTATAAAGTTTATCACTTGCTGTTTGAAATAATATTGTTCTAGTACTTCCTGTCGTACTAAAATGTCCAATACCTATAACTTCTTCATCATAAGGCATTAATACTCTTGTATGTGTTTTAATTGGTGTAGTAGCATGTCCAAGACCTAAACAAAAATATTGATTATAACCACAACCATATAATTGTTTATCTGTTTTTTTAATAAATGAGTGAGTTCGACTTCCATATGTATTAACTTCCATTCCATCACTAAAAATATCTTCAACATCAGTTTGGACAATAGATGGTGTTGTTCTATTTGTTACCGTTCCATCACCAACTGTACCATAACCATTATAACCCCAGGCATACAAATTTCCATCTTCCTTTAGAACATTAACAACAAGTAATCCACCCATTCCAGCAACTTTAGCAATTCTACCAGCACCAACATTTGGAGTTATGGGAGTAGTTCTTTGTGTGGTTGTAGTATCACCTAATTGGCCGTGACCATTATAACCTGACATTTTTAATGATGTGTCTGTGCCATCATCAAAAAACATACCCATAGAACCAATCGAATAACCTGTTGTTCCATTATGTCTACCAAAAACACCAATAACATTTATAAGAGTACCTCCACTAGCATTCCATGCAGATGTTACATCTGTAAATTCATCAAGAGAAGTAGTATCACCAGTGCCTAATTGACCGTATCCATTATAACCAGCCACCCATATAGATTTGTCGGCTTTTTGAGCAACAGCACAACCGTATTGACTACCCATATTCCAAAATGATTCAACTGTGGTACCAAGGTCTGTAATTTGAGTAAAAAGGTCTCTGGTGGTTGTATCATCTAATCCTAAAGCACCATAACCGTTATACCCTGCTCCATATATATACCCGTCTGTTTTTTT